AGATTTAGAAATAGCTGGTGGAACTAATACCGATCTTGAAAATATTAAGAATTTTGTAGATTCTATACCAGAGGAAGGAATTAATTTAGTAAATATTGATTTATTTCAAAGTCAATTACAAGGTACAAGTAATCAACTTAAAAATGTAGCGAGTGAAATACAAAAACAGAGACCTTTTGGATTAACTGACAAAGAAATTAAAAATTTTGAAGCAGCACAAGATTCAATATTGAAAAAAATACAAAAATTAGAAGCTGTTAGAAAAAGAATAAGTACAGAAAATAATAAAAGTAAAAAACTAACAAACGAAATATCTGAAAAAACAAAAGAAACTGTTACAGCAATAGAATCGCAAGTAACTGCCTCAGAATTATTTAACAAAAGTTTAGGAGAAACTAGTTTTTTTGTTGATAACTTAAATATTGGTTCTAATAAATTTGCAGATGCTCTTGTAAATGTAAAAAGTGAAGCGGATCAGCTAAAAGAAAAGTTTATGGAGATTGGTCAAGCTGTAGAGCAAGGTATAGTTTCTAATCTTACTGACGCTGTGATGGGAACACAGACACTTGCACAGGCAGCAGTAAATGTATTAAATCAACTAAAAAGAAAACTTGTAGAGGTAGCAATACAAAGGGCTGTTTCTGGAATAGGAAATAGAGTTGGTGGATTTTTAGGTGGTTTGTTTGGTGGTAGTGGAGGTGGAGGATTATTTTCTGGGGGAGGGGGGTCTGGTGTTAAATTTGGATCTGTTAATCTTGGACTAAGTTCTGGATTAGGTTTTGCAAACGGTGGAAGGCCACCAGTAGGAAGAGCCTCATTAGTTGGAGAGCGTGGCCCTGAGATATTTGTTCCTTCCACTGCTGGTACAATAATTCCAAATAATAAATTAGGAGGTGGAGACAGTATTACTAACATTGTTAATGTGTCAGTAGATGCCTCTGGTAGCTCAGTTGAGGGAGATAATGAAATGTCTCAGCAGCTTGGTCAAACAATAGCTCTTGTAGTTCAAGAGACACTTGTAAAAGAAAAACGTAACGGAGGTTTATTAGCATAATGGCAACTTTTCCTAACATCAGTCCTGCATTTGGTGAAACTCAAACTATAGAACAAGATAATATCGTTGTTAAACTTGGTGATGGTTATGAACAAAGATTAGTAAGAGGACTTGCAGCAAACAAGAGATACCATGTTGTAACTTTAGTTTTTAATATTTCACAGTCAGATGCAAATACAATAAATACTTTTCTTAATGCACGTTTTGACGATCAAGATGCATTTCAGTACACAATAGGAGGCGAATCATCTGCAAGAAATTTTAAATGTATTAGAAGAAGTGCCTCTATACCATTTAATAACAGAGTTACTATGAACTTAACATTTGAGGAGGTTTTTGAGGCTTAATGGCAATACCACATTCTGAATTACAAAAAATTAATCCAAACTCAATAATTGAACTTTTTGAACTGGAACTTGTAGAGGGTTTACATTATCCAACAGGTAATCCTTCTAATGTACCAACAATATATCGCTTTCATTCTGGAGGCAATATAGATAGTTATGCCAACATTGTATGGCAGTCAAATACTTATGAAAGATTTCCAGTTGTTGCCTCTGGGTATGAATATACTGGCAAAGGACAAATCCCTAGACCACAAATAATAATGAGTAATTTAGGTGGTATTACAAGACTCGGATCTGTTATAAGAGTCACAGATTTATTGCAAATAGTAAATTTAGTAACTCCACACAATGATTTGTTAGATGCCAAACTTACAAGAAGAACTATAACTGCTGATGCTTTAGATGCTTCTAATTTTAGCGGTGGTACTAACCCATTTGGTACACCAAGTTCAAATGAATTTCCTAAAGAAATACATTTTATAGATAGAAAAATACAAGAGTCAAGGGATGCTGTACAGTTTGAGTTAGTTAATAGGCTTGATATGCAAAATAAAAGAATCCCAGCAAGACAAGTAACAAGAAAAGATTTTGAAGGTGTAGGAACTTTTGTAAATTAATGAATGAATATTGCAAAAAACAAGCTATTGCTCATGCAAAAGAAGAGCAACCTAATGAATCTTGTGGATTGTTTTTAAAAACAGAAAAAGGATATGAATATTTTAGATGTGAAAATGTTGCCCATGAATTTGAAACAAATACTTTTGTTATAAATCCCTTTGATTATGCTAATGGAGAAGATAAAGGAGAAGTTGTTGGAATAGTTCATAGTCATCCAAACAACATTTTGCAATTTTCAGAGCCAGATATTTCTAGTTGTCATGCGATTCAAGTACCTTTTTATTTAGTTTGTCCAGACTTAGATAAAATGATTGTAATTACACCTAAAGATAATGCTTAAAAAAATAAAGGTTTATGGTGTTTTAAGAAAATATACAGGTGAATCTGAATTTATTGCTGATGTAAATTCACCTCATCAGGCTTTTAGTTTTTTGTTTTGCAATTTTAAAGGTTTAGAGGAAAAAATGGCTAACCAGCTTTATTGTGTTCAAGTTGGTGATAAAAAAATTACACAAGATTTAATTAATATACAGACAGATCAAGATATAAAAATTATACCGATAGTTCATGGAAATATTTTAGGAACGCTTATTGCTTTGGGAGTCAAATATGCTGTAAAAAAATTTGTAACTCAAAAAATTATTCAGTATGTAGTAACTTATGTTGTTACAGATTTACTTATTAGAGGTGTTAATGATCTTATAACTAATAATCAAAATAATCAAAATGATCGGTCAAAACAAGATCCACTTGACCCTGCGGCTTTGGCTTCAAATTATTCATTTACAGGGTTGACAAATATTAGTCAGAGTGGTGTTCCTGTTAATATTGCTTATGGTGAAATTTTGGTTGGCTCTATTGTTGTATCAAATGGAATTGATACAGTTCAAGTAAGAGGTACAAACTAATGTCTATAAAAGAATTTGACCAGACAACCACATTTACCAACCCTGATTTACCAAGTGGGGCTTTATCTTCAAAACAATTTAATACCATTGTTGAGTTGCTTTCTGAAGGTGAAATCGAAGGAAGTGCAACAGCATCAAAAAATGGCATCACAGATAAAACTTCAACAGCATATATTAACAGCTTTAAAAAAGATATTTTTTTAAATCAAACTCCAATATTACAATCGGCTGCAAGTGTCACTTCACCTCAAGATAGTGATTTTAATTTTCAAGATGTTGCTTTTGAATTTAGAGAAGGCACAGCAAATCAAACTTTTATTTCTGGTATTAAAAATATTGAGACTGAAGTAGGTATTGGAACAATTGTAACTACATTAAATCCTGTCACTCATACTGTAAGTCAATCAACAATAAACGCTGTAAGGGTGACGCTTCAGTTCCCAGCCATGCAAGTATTCAATAACGAGGGAGGCATTGACGGAACAGAGGTTAATTTATTAATTAAAATCATTGAAAATGATGGCACAACTACAACAGCAGTTAATGACACAGTAAAAGGGAGATCAACAAATGCCTATAACAGAGATTATTTAGTAAATTTAAAATCTGGTACAAGCTTTCCTGTTCAGATAAGAGTTGAAAGAGTAACAGCAGACAGCACAGATGCAAAAATTGTTAATGCTTTTAGATTTTCTAGTGCAACAAATATAATAATGAAGCAAAACGCATATCCAAATACTGCTCATGTAGCTTTAAGATTTAGTGCTGAAAAATTTCCCAGAATACCAAATAGACGCTATCGGATTAGAGGAATTAAAGTAAAAATCCCTTCAAATGCAACAGTAAATGCTACTCATGGCAATCTTTCATATTCTGGTACTTGGGATGGAACATTTAAGGCTGACAAAGAATGGTGTTCAGATCCAGCTTGGATACTTTATGACCTTTTAATTTCTGAACGCTTTGGGTGCAATCTTGAAGAAGCCTCTCTTGATAAATTTACTTTTAAAAGTGTTAGTGAATACTGTGGAGCTTTAGTTGATGCTGGTAATGGTGATGGCTCTACTGAGCCACGCTTCTCTGTAAATATTTCAATTACTCAGCAAGACGAGGCCTTCAACGTCATCAACGCTTTATGTAGTGCAATGAGAGCTATTGCTTTTTATGCGAATGGAACTGTAGCTATTAAGCAAGATGCCGAAGGTCAGGCAACAAAATATATTTTTAATAATTCAAATATTACAGAAGATGGTTTTGTTTATAACGGTTCAAGTTTGAAAGCAAGACATACAGTTATTCATGTTCAATATTTTGACATGACAACACAAGAGCTTGATATTGAAACAGTCGAAGCTGACGCATCCACACAGGCTAAGTACGGGGTACGAACAAAAAACATCAAAGCATTTGCCTGCACATCAAGGGGGCAAGCTGCAAGATTAGGGCGGTGGTTTTTATTCAATGAGCAAAATTCTGGAGAAACCTGTTCTTTTGCTACTACTTCAGCCGCTGGTGTTTTGGTCAGATGTGGGGATATTATTGAAGTTTCAGACAGTTTAAAATCTGGAGTCAGGAGAGGTGGTTTGTTGTCCTCTGTCACAAGCACGACTGTTGTTGTATTAGATGATGAAGATTCAACAGATATTCCTAGTCTTACTTTAAATCCAACCTTATCTGTAGTTTTACCTGATGGATCACTTGAGACAAAAACTATAAGCGGTGTAAGTGGAAAAACATTAACTGTATCATCTGCATTTTCAACAGCACCAAATGTAAACGCTCCATATGTTTTAGAAAGCTCAACGTTAGAAACAACCACTTGGAAAGTAGTTTCAGTAAGTGAAAATGAAGATTTAACTTTTTCTATTACAGCACTTGAACATAATGAAGGAAAATATGCTTTTGTTGAAGATGGAACACCTTTACCAGTAAGAAACACAACTATATTAACAGTAATTTTAGATCCTCCAGATGGATTACAAGCACAAGAAAAAATAGTAATTATTAATAATAAAGCTGTTGCAAAGATTCTTATTGATTGGCAAACACAGCAGGGAGCAAATAGATACGAAGTCCACTACAGAGTAGATAACGGCAGTTTTTTTAAAATTGATACAGTTTCTAGTGATGTTGAAATAGTAAATAGTCAGGCTGGTAGATATGAATTTAGAGTATTTTCTTTTAATGGTCTTGGAGAGCCAAGTAGGACGGCAGCCACCTTAACATTTGATGCTGTAGGTAAAACAGCACCACCAGCAGATATAACAGGTTTAACTTATGAACCAATTACAGATAAACTTGCAAGGCTTAGATGGAACCCTCCAACGGAGGCAGATGTGGTCGCAGGGGGAAAAATTTTCATCAGGCATACCCCTGATACCACAGGAAATGGTACTTTTTCAAATGCAACTGATCTTGTAACGGCTGTTGCTGGTAATACAAGTTCCGCTGAAATACCAATTTTAGAAGGCGAAGTAATATTAAAAGCACAGGATGATGGACAGAGGTTTAGTACAGGAGAAACAAGTGTAATTATTGATTTACCTGATCCACAGCCAAAACTAATAACTCAAACCAGAAGAGAAGATCAAGATAGTCCAAAGTTTCAAGGAACAAAGACAAATGTTAGTTTTGATTCAACCAGTAATTCTATAAACCTAAGTGGTACAGGACAATTTGATGATATTACTGATTTTGATGCAGTAGCAAGTCTTGATGATTTAGGTGGTGTTAGTTCATCTGGTAGTTATGAGTTCGGTGGTTCTGCTGGTGGAACATTTCTTGATTTAGGAGGTGTTTTTGCTCTTGATTTGAAAAAACATATAAAATCTGAAGCAATTTATCCTAATGATTTAATTGACAGCAGAGGTTTAATTGATTTAATACAAGATTTTGACGGCACTGCTAGTGTTGATGTAAATGCAGATTTATTTGTTAAAGTCACAACTGATGATCCCAGTTCTGGTTCACCTACCTATACAGATTTTCAGAAATTTGCAAATGGAACTTTTAGGGGTAGGGGTTTTAAATTTAAGGCTATTCTTACATCTAACGATACAACACAAGACATACAAGTTACTGAATTAGGTTATACCGCTAGTTTGCAAAGAAGAGTTGAACAAAGTGCAACAGCTATTGCCTCTGGTGCTGGTGCTAAAAATGTAAGCTTCGACCATCCTTTCTTTGTCGGTACTAGCAGTTTATTGGGTGCAAATTCACATTTACCATCTGTGGGTATCACAGCTTTAAATATGTCATCTGGAGATATTTTTGAATTAACTAATATTAGTTCGACAGGCTTTAC